GTCAAGGATTTCTCCTCTAAGGAGGTCTTTGTCAAGACTGAAGCCTTACTTGTGGCCCACAAGCCTAATTGGGCACCACGTGTCATTTACAAGGGCACTGATGTCTACAATGCTTTGTCTGGTCCTATAGCCTGTGAACTCATGGACAGGCTAGCCAGACTGTGTGATCGACACGATGCACCAACGCGCTTCAAATTGGCGTACAAGAAAACCGCACCTGAATATGTTCCCTTCTTGGAGTCAGACTCCGGGGAGTATTTGGAGTGTGATTTTTCTTCGAACGACAAGTTGCAGTGCGCTGATGTGCACGTTCTGTCCGCAAGGATGTACAGGCTTCTCGGGGCGCCCGAGTGGTTTGTGCGTCTGTATTGTCTCAGCGATAGGTTTATCGTTTCCAATCGCAAACATTCTGTTCGTGCTGTTCTTGAACATCAGTTGCCAACTGGTGCGACAGATACAACACTCAGAAATTGTCTTTGGAATATGACCCTGTCGTACATTTGCATTGTGTTGGAGATGAAAGCAGTTAGTTCCCGATCTGGTATCCTCGGGGATGATGCTGTGCACAGGATCTCTAACATGCCTCGTCATGCTTGCCGCATATATGAGAACATTTGCAGTGAAGCTTGCATGCAAGTCAAGGTGTTTCGACGCCGGGGCTTGGTTGATTGCACTTTTCTCAGCAAGTGTTTTGTTCCTTCCCGGACAGGGCCGCACTTCACTGTGCCCCTGCCCGGTAAGGCTTTGGGCAAGTTTAACATGCGTGCCAATCTCAACCCAGCTTTGAGTGACCATGCTTACTTTGCTGGCAAGAGTATTGGGTACGCTTACGAGTTTCGCTTCATCCCTGACCTGCGTGATTTGTTTCTCGCCAGGTTTTCTTGGGAGTGGAGCCATGTCAAGAGTGACCCTAAGGGCTTCCGTCAAGCTGATGCCTATGTTTCATGGAATGCTCGTGAGGCCGGTATAACTCTCAAATCAATCCGCGACAAGATTATTGAGGAGAGGGTTTGTACTTCTTGCGAGTTTAATGCC